AGTATGTTCACCCTTTACAATGCTAGCTCCGTAACCATTTGGAAACTGAACTATACATTGATTTCCTATCCCCATCGGGTGTGGTTGAAAGTTGAGTTCTTTGAACACTACTGTGTCGAAGTTGTTTGTTGGTCTTTCTGTTGTTTTCATCTTTTAATTTTTTTACGAATGCTTGAGTTAAATAATAATTCATATTTAAAATATTTCTTCGGCGATACCTAAACCTTCAGCTAATACGAATAATAATGCCGAACTTTTAAAATCACCATTAAATAAAAAATAACACGCTCCAAATCTTATAATGGACTTTATTATACTAATCCAAAAATGACTATTTGTTTTTGATTCTTTTTCTTGCATAATCTAATATAATTAAATTTTCTTAGATTTCAAAACTTTTTTAGATTCAATATAATTGTCAATGAAGTTAATTCGTTGTCCAATCCAATACATTACATTGACGGTCATTGAGTTGCCAATGGCTCCTTTTACGGAAGAATAACTTGGTTTCTTACCATTAATTTCAAAATCAAGGTAACCGTCAGGGAAACCTTGTAATCTTTCTAATTCACGTTCAGTAAATCTTCTAATACCTTCTTTATCTGCCCAATAGTTTGATGTTGATACTTTACCAAACCCATCAACCAATGTTTGAGCATAAGATTTAGTTACCGTACCAGCGAGTTTAATTTGTCCAAGAATATTTTGGGTGTACTCATCCCTCTTGATTCTATTCTTTTCTTCAACGCTTTCAAAACATCCTTGCTCAAATAATACTGAGAATGGGATTTTCCAGTTTTTTCCACGATATCCGACAATATAGATTCTTTTGCGTCGTTGGGGAACTCCGAAGTATTGGCTGTCGAAAACCCTATAAGCGATTGAGTACTCTTCACCTTGGACAATACCTTGTTTGTCGAGACTTTCTGGTTTGAAGTTAACACCCGTGAAAGAGGAGATGATTTCACATAAGGATTTTTTGTGTTTATCTTTAAAAACGCCCTCGACGTTTTCCCAAATGAACCATCTTGGTCGTTTTTCTTTAAGAATTCTTCCATACTCAAGGGAGACTCTACCACGGATGTCATCCATTCCTTTGTTGAGTCCGGCATCGGAAAAAGATTGACAAGGCGTTCCTCCGACCAATAAGTTGAATTTGATTTTTTTGTAGTTTTCATGCTCGTTTAGTTTAGTGATGTCTGAAAATAAATTTGTACTTGGATAATGATGAGATAATACTTTTTGTGGGAAGGATGCAAAATCACAAAGACCCACACATTCCCAATCTAATGGGGACCAAGCTACGGTAGCGGACTCAATACCGCTACACACGGAAAAATACTTCATGTTGTTTATTGTTTAGTGATGAAACAAAATTAAGTATTATTTATGAAATTCCAAAAAAAAATAAGAATATATTTTTAATTAAAATATATATTGAAAATCAATTAGTTATGATTGAATATTTTTCTTTTTTCCATTCAATATTTGTGTGATGTTTAAATCTTGAGGTTAATATTGTGGTGGCCTCATTAAAAATTTTATTGACTGGTGTGTTGGCCTTTCCAAATGATTGGATTAGATGTCCTTTTCGATATTGTAGATTGATTCTTTTCCGATTAAGTTGTATTGCAACAAAAATATAAATTGCTCCGTGTGGAAACTGTTTTGACATACAGTTTTTCATTTTGTGACCCTCAATTCTAAAGTCATCCTCATTCAATATTAATTTTGGTTTAAAAATTTCACCATTAATTACGATTTCTCTTTCAATGTCATTAATAAATTCTTCAGGTAAATTGTATTTTAACTTATATCCTCTCGAAAAGTGTCGTTTAATTCCCGACCAATTCTCATATAAATTATCAAAGTCTCCATCATTTTTTGATGTGTATTTTAAATCAATACCCCTTTGTTCTAACTGTTCCCTAATTGTGAATAATTTATTTAAGGAGTATATTAATGAATCTGTTTTGATGCTCTCGGTCTCCCATTTATTTATGGTTAGAACCATATAATTTTTTTCCGAGTCATTTTTTAAATAATGTAACTTTTTATTTGGAACATTTTCATAACAATGTCGATCCCAATTAATTTGTTTTAAATAATCAATATAGTTTTCTCCAAATAATTTACATAAATAATTAAGTGAACCTATTTGTATTTTTCTACTAAAATTTTTATTTAATTCACCAATTAGGTATTTAGATTTTATCCCATAAGAGTCCAAAATTGATGGTAGAAATTTATAATCATTTTTAATTAACCATTTCTTTTTTGGGTATTCGGTTTGTATATCATCATATACACCATCATGTCCTTTAATCCCTTTCATATCTAAATGAAAATCAACAATTAATGTATATAAATTAAACACATCTGAATCGGGTTGATAGTTTTTATTTATTAAAAAGTCAGATTTAAATTTAACTCTTAGTAAATTTAAAATAATATTAAACATGTTTTCAATCGACCTATTATATTTTACTCCCCAATATCCTTTTCTTTTTTCTCCACGAACATATCCATTCTCAATTAAATCATGTAACATACTAAAATCATTTCTCTTGGTTTTAGTTGTTGTTTTGAATATGCGTTCATTTGTTAATCCATCATTTATTATATCATATTTCACATTGATATCTCCATTGTTTGTGTCAATTTCCAACATGTGTTCAAATGTTACGTGTTTCCTGTTACCATACCTCTGATAATTAAATTCAAAAACTGCCGAATATATAATTGTACTTCCATCGTAAAATAATTTTAAACTACAAGTTGAGTTACCATCACTATTTTTTTCCGACTTTTCTTGATTGTGTTTAAATAAAAAATCCATATAAGAAATATATATGGATTTTATTACATTGTGTAGTTAAAATGGAACAGGGTTCCTTAACCCGAGGTCACCCCACAAATCATTTACACGTCTTGGTTCTCTATCTTCCACCACAATTTCGACTCCGTTTATCTTAACAGGAACTCGTTTTTGTTCTAATGAATGTAATAAACCAATTCTAGCATAATATTCTGTTTTGTCTCTAAGTTCTTCTATTGCCAACTCCATTTCTGGTGGTGGTTGTTTATTACAAAAATGTTTGGCTTGAATTAGTTTTCCTGTTTGACAATCGAACTCACAAGTTGTTCTATCAGAACCGTCTTTAGTTCGAATAGAAATGATTATTGACGATTTCTTATCTGAATATGTTGCAACACAATGATGCATAAATGAACCCTCTTCATCATATTCTTCATCTCTCTTTAAAATATACGGATAATATATATCTAATGTTTGTTCACCATCAGGTAATTCTATCTCAACATTAATTGGTTTTTCAACCTCCAATATCATTCTATCTACAAATATGTATTCGGTCACCCACCCTTTTTTTATTAATGATATTTGTTTTGATAATTCACTATGTTCACCTTTAAACTCAATATAGGTTCTTGCCCTCATTTGTAAATCAGAAGTGTATTTGCGTAACTTTTTTATCATATTAAAATGGTCTAAAAGTTCATGTTGTACAAAATCAAAATCAATAAATTCACTGCTATTAATAATTTTAACAATGTTTTCTTTTTCATTATCTGTCAATACATATCCGTGAGTACTTTTATCTTTAATGAACGTGTTTTTTATTGGAATATAATCTTTCATTTTTTCTACATTACTTTTCTTAAAAAACTTAGGATTAATATTACCAACGTATTTTGAATATTTATCACCAAACAAGTAACATAATATACTTAATCCGAAGACATCCAATTTTGTGTTATCGTGTATTAATTTAATGGTAATTTTAGATTTAATTTTAAACATATCTAAAATGGATGCCATTAGTTTTCTTTCATTTTTTTTAAGATACTTTTCCGTAGGGTAAAAATTTTCAATCCAAAATTCGTAATTGTTTGATACTTTAATTTTTTTAACGTAGACAAATTTGGTCATTATCTTATTAAAAAAATCTTTACTAAAATGGTCTAACCCCAATGAATCTATAGCAACGTTTTGAAATTCTACATCATTAAACGATTCGTGGTACAAGTCGTAGACATTAGAATTCTCGTTAATATCTTTTTTTTGAAATAACCCATTGGTTAATAATATCTTTTTTAATGAACTAAAACTATTTGTTCTAAACTGTTTCTTAGCGGGTAGTTTATTTCCTTTACTAATAAATAACGTGGTGAAATTACCGGTAACT